TGTTTCTCGATTTCTTTTCATAAAATATCAATTTATAAACAAGAAAGTTATTACGACAATAAAGCATAATGGTTGCTATTCAAAAGTATTGCACTTTTATTAAAGCAAATGATGCACAGTGTAATTGTTACAGAGTGAAAGGCACTGAATTCTGTTCATTTCACAATCAAAATACACAAGAAGATAGAGTGAAACTCTTAGAACAAGAGCTTGTAGAAATTAAAAAAGCTCTACATATTCAAGTTGAGAAGCATGAAGAGTTTGTGAAAACAACTGATGCAAAAATATCTAACTTAAGTGAGAATGTAGTTACTTACAAGTCAAAGATTAATACACAACAAAAATACATGAATTTTGTGCATTTTGTATTCTTTATAGCATTAGTATCAATAGTGGCTTATTTGAATAATCTTCAAGTAAGTGAGATTATTAAGGTTATGGTGAAGTGTATGAAAGTATACAAAAACATTATCAAGGAATATGTTATAAAGTATACAAAAATTGTGAAAGTTTATTGTATTAGAGTGTATGAAAACACTGATTTAACAAAAATTAAACGATCATTCGATATACAACTTTTGTTAAAGTAGATTGAGTCATAGTAGGTTAGGTTTAGTATTTTTGTAATGAAATATTAATTTTTTCAATGTAACAATTTAATATATCATGTAGAATTAAAATAAATGAAACAGAAAGTAAATAATAAAAAACCCTATAGAAAATCAATGAAATCAGGTTCTGTTCCACAACAAAAACAACAAAAACAACTAACAGAACAACTTTATGATTCAACTGCTGATTTTGGAGTTTTCATGGCAGTATTAGGTCTAATTGGAGCATCTATAACTGGTTTTATTATGATATGTATAGCATTATATCTCATTTTTAATAACGGGACACATTCTAAACAATCAGAGGCTAATGTTATTGAATCGAAATGTGATATTTACAAGGATTCTAAAAATAAAACACATAGAAAATGTAGAACAACTGTGAATTACAATGTGAATAGCAAAGAATATGAAAACATTATTTCAACTGATAATTTATTATCAAAAAATTCAAAAGTCAATATCGTGTATGATCCAAATAATCCTGAGGATTCGCTTAAGAAAACTGGAATGCGTAGAATTCTCGCATATGTATTAATAGGATTAGCACTTGTAACAATTGTTGCTGCTGTTATTAGATACTATATTGTGAAAACTTATAAAGTAGCTGCTGCTGCAACTGGTGTAGGAGAAGCGGCTTCTATTTTTGGCACACCGTTTCAATCATCTGGACCTTCTATTGATCCTGTTAATGCACCAATTGACTCATATAACTCAATGGAATTAATTGGCACAACAGAAAGTCAATAAATAAAATGTAAGCTTTTATATAATATTAGTATTACATTTATTTAAATTTTTTATAAATTCTAAATAGTCATCCATATCATGATGAGATACTTTACATCCATACAAATTGTACAAAGGAACATTAAAGGATAATTCTTTTCCAAAATGAATACCACCCCTTACATGTTTGAATCTACCTGGCAAAGGTGTAAATGTAATAGGGTCTTTATGTCTTACACAACGAAAAGATGTGTTTACAAGTTTATTGAATAATTTAGAAAATTGTTTACTACCAACTCTTGGAGAACCAAATGTAATACAACTTACGGGTATCTTATATGAAATGGCACAATCCAATGCTACAATGGTAGCAATAGCGCCAAATAAACTATGACCTGTGCAAATAATTCTTTTGTATTCTTTTTCTTGCATTAATTTAACTATCTCTAAATGAATACGTGTTCGCACCGATTCATATTGTTTCATGAACCCACTATGCACTAGTTTATTATCTAAATAGTCCACTTTTGTTCTCCATATTTGAAAGTCATGATACCAATCTTTAATTGTAGTTGTTCCTTGTCCACTGATAATAATATCATCATCTTTTGATGATACAAACGATTGACAATCTGTGTCTTTATTTTCAATAAATACGCCTTCTATATTCTTAGAATATGCATTATTAGCATATTCAGCACATAACTCGATAAGCACTGTATCACAATATTTAGCCATTTATATATTATTACACGAAAAATATTTAAATATTATGTGATTTGTTTTTTTTGTAAATTATTTTAATTAGAATATAATTATGTGTAAAATAATATCATTAAAAGTGAATCATAATCACTTAAAAGATTCTTTTAAATTATCTTTAGATAATAGAAAAAAAATTGAATTTGACTTTGATAAAACACATGATACAGTAAATGGAATTTTAAACGAATTAGTTACAACTATAGATGAAAATTTGAATATAGAACAATTAAAAAAAGATATGAATATATTATTAAAATCAAAAAGAATAGATTGTATTTATTACGAAGAATAGATCATATATTATTACTTATCTGTGTAAGGTTCTATAGTATACTCTTCACGATTACCGTATCTACTTTTTCTAAGTATAATGCAATAACTAGAACATTTGAATTTTTTTGTTAAAATTTCAAAAGCATAGTTAATGTAGTTGATAAGATTTTGAATTTCTATATATGTATAATATAAACTATTATAATTCTTTTCTTTTTTCTCAATCAATCTTTGCAATATATCACTACCAGCATCTCGCAATGTTTGAAAAATCATTTGTTTGTTTGTTTTATTTCTTTGTATTTTGACTCTTGTAAGTATAAGTTGTTTGAATTTTTCGATGGTAATCTTCTTTCTTAAAAGTTTCACTCTCAAATCGATATTATTGACTTCATCAGTTTCTCTTAATTCAATATGTTGAACATGGTTTATTAATCTATGAAACTCTAAAACTTTTTTAGATATATCAAGGCTATTATCATTAGAGTTATAATTTGTTATAGTTATAATATGTCGTAAAGTCGATATATTTGGAATACCTCCACATACAACATCACTTAATTCTCTAGCATTATTACCATTTTGTCTCAACCATTCATAATAATGTGGGTTTGTATTATTTTTTATAACTAATTTACGAGTTCTCCAATCAAATCCTGTATTACAATTTGTACACCACATGTGATTGCAACCATAAATCTTACCAATGGCTGTTCCACACGAAGGGCAAGATTTAGTGCTTTCTTTTATAACGTTAGCTGTCGCAATATTATCTGGGTTACATACATGATCTTCACCTTTTATTTCAAGACAATCTTTACATACACGAACATTGCACATACCGCATTTCCATTGTGTAGAAAGGTATCCAGAACAGTCATTGCAAGGACATTGTTTGATAAAAACATTGATTTCTTTTGATGATGATAAAGAAGATGAAGATTCATTCTGATTTGTTGGTATAGTATAATCTCTATTGAAATTTTGTACTAAGTTTTTTTTTTTTTCTAATTCACATTGTAAAGACATACTCTTCATACGCAATTCTTGTATCATTTGTATATCTTCTTCTATACTTTTTTCTACATTTTCTATATGTTCAGCATATTTGGCTATCTCTTGAGAAGCAGGTAGAAGTTGTTTTTCTTGTTCGAACAACAAATTTTGTTTTAATTCTTTAATATCTTTGTTAATGTAATTTTTCGGAAAATTATCATAAAGAAATTCTTCTGAGAGTTTCTCATGACAATTCATACAAGAAGGATATGTTTCATTATTTTTGAAAAATGTCTTTATGCAAGATATACATGATTCAAAATTGCAATGATTACAAGTGATTTTTTTCCTATTTTGTTTAGTATATTTTTCAGTGCATATAGTGCATTCTGTGTTCATTAGTAATAAAAATTGTTTTTAATGAAATACTTTTTATTATGTAATATTATGATCAATTTTTATTCATATTTTTAAGCCTCAAAAATAGTTGTTAATGTATCAATAATATAGTTTTTTTTTATATCTGAATGTATATCAAATATACCAGTGTCAATACAATGAATCACATCGTCAATTACTACACATTCATGAAAACCAAGATTATTTAGAGATAAATTGAAGTTAAAAAATTCTTTTTCATGTTTTTCAATTTCAAAATATTCATCATATATATGCATGTTTTTTGGGTTTTGATATTCATGTAGTTCTTTGAAAGTGTTGTAATTTAAAGATAAAAAAGAAGCGTACTTTTGTGCATCTACATAACTGTTAAAGTAAACCACTTTTGTAATTGGTGTTTTTTTTATAGAGTAGTAATTTGGGGTAGTAATAGTTTTAATACAATAAACAAATTGCGTCATACTCATAATAAATACTAATGTATGTAAATTTTAAATACATTGGATATCTTCATTACCATTATTATGATAATCTTTCATTAAGTAACAATCAATAGCTTTTTGTTTCATAGTTTCTAATATAATGTTCTGCTCGGATACTCGCTCAATAGACTCTCTATATATTTGACTGTCAATGTTATTTATTTTATCAATGTTCATTAATTTTATTTCTTTTATACTTTTCATTAATTTTCTTTTTTCTTTTGAAAGAGTCACTATTTCAGCTTTCAATTGATTACGAATTTCTGTAATTTTTCTTTTTCCTTTTAATTCTTCCAAACTTTTATTCTTCATAAATAATAAATTGTCAATATTTAGCAATTTGTCTTCTATTTTCGTTGTATTATATATAGTTAGATCTTTCGGAATTTCTGAATGGTATCTATGGATACTCGTAGTCCATTCATTGTATGGTAGTGTGCTATGACTACAAAATCTAACAGCTCTTCCTATAGCTTGTTTCTCAGCATTAAATGTCAACATTGGTTCAAATAGATGTATATGTTTAGTATTTTTTAAATCTACCCCTTCGTTAAAGGATTGACTTGCTAAAAATACATTTACTTGTTCATTTTCATTGTATAATTTTACTAGAGTTTTAAGATGTTCTTTGTTTTTTAATTCGTTTGTAATTGCTAAAACATAACCTTTTTTACCTACAGGTATTTTATCAAAATCTTTTTCATTATTGATTCGAACATAATTTAATTCTCTTTCCAAAAAAGTAGCTACTGCACGAATTCCTTGACCACCGAAACCTTTCTTTTCATAAAATGCTGAATAAATATAATGTTTGTCATTTTCATTTTTAGAAATTACCTCTAATAATTTTGGAATTTTTATTGAAAAAAAACTAATAGGATCTTTAGAATCAAAGTTATATTGCATATTAGAATATTTTCTGAGTGTTTTATAGTATTGATTCATTCTATTTGATTTCGACAATGCATCGAAATTAGTATCCTTTGTTTTTGTATTGTTAAATGCATCAACATATGATTCAAATTGCGTCCTCAACATTTCTAAATTGTATGTATTGTCAGAAACAATTTTAGGAAATCGTGTCAAGTCTTTAGCGGAATTAAAATAAGATACAAGTCCATTAGTATCATTTTTGAATCTATTCAATGACTCATCATTGAGAACATTGGGAATTTCGATATGTTTATTTTTACGATTTCTAACCATATTTAGTAGATCTATAGTTTCTTCAACAGAATCACCGGGTGTAGCTGTTAATATAAAAACTTTCATGTTTCGATTCAGTTTAGAATCTTCGTCTAAAAGGAACTTTTTTAAAGCATTATGTTCCGACCTTTGGTTCGGCAAAGGATGAAATATATTTTGAACCTCATCAATAATAAGAACAGCGTTTGATAAGTATGTTCTATGATATTCTTTTGCTGATTCCGTTTTTACAGATTTCAAGGGTTTGGAAATAAGAAGAAAATGCGCTAATTGTGAAAAAGTCATAAATTTCACTTGTCTTTTCTTAAACATGTCAGCGGTAGTTTCTTGAGATTTACCCATGAATCTTTTAAAGTAATTAGCATTCTTATAAAATGTTGTAGGTGGATTACTTTGAAGTGCTTCAACTGAACTTACAAACACAATATTTTTATTAGAGTTCCAAAAAGAATCAATGATTGCCATTGAAGTTATAGTTTTTCCACTACCAGTTGAATGCCATGCAAGAACACCTCTATTTGAATTGTTGTTTTGAGATATACTTTTACCAATATTTTGTATAACAATTTGTGCTAATGAAAGTTCTTTTTTTTTAAAATGTTCAGGTGTGCATCGATTTCCTTGACCAAGTAATTCGGCATAAGAAATTATAGGATCATTTATTAATGAAGAAAATACATTTTTTGATGAATCACTAGTTGATAAATCAACAGGGAACCCATCAGGAATATACTCGGTATCATTTGCAAAAAGAGTTTGTTTAGAATTACATGATTTATTATTCCATATGCATTTTTTACTTTTATTACAATTTTTTTTATTGATTTCTAAAGTTTTTTTATGTAAATTTTTCTTTTTATAAATAATTTCGTTTTCTAATCTAGCACAATTTTTATCATCTTCTGTCTTCCAACACATACCCTTATCCACTTTGTTTTTTCTATTCAACATTTCACCGCTCCATACACCATTCAATCTATCACATGTTTTTTTATTTGGAACATTTATGTAAAATTTATCATTACTATTATATGTTATATTTTCATCTTTTATACAATCTGCTTTATCAAATGGTTTATTAATCATTACATCTTTGGAATTTTTAAACTTATATAAGTCAATGTTTGAGTCATATAAGTATTCTTTACCAAATTTCTTCTTACATTCTTGATTTCGGGATTGTTTTATTTTGTTTATAACTTTTGATTCCATATTAATTATTATGGGATATTTAAATAGTGACTCGGTCAAAATATCGAAATTAATATTATGATCTATTTAAAAATTAAAAAGTGTTATAAAATAATAACAAATGCCCATTGATGATATACAATATTTATACCAAAATAACGTTAAAGAAAATATAGTATTATTGATCGATTCTAATAAACGAGATAGAAAACGATGGAGAAGTCCAGCTGAATTTGTTGTAGAATTCCCAGAGCCATTTAAAAATGTTTATGGTGTAGAACTATTGAATGCGTCTGTCGCGAGAACGATGTTTACAATTGATAAGCATAATAATAAAATGAGTATACTAACTAATAATTATGTAAAAAAAACTTACGAAGGTGTCATAAGTGAATATAAATACACGGATATAGCTTTATCCATAACAGATTACAAAGATGCCAATAAAATGATGGATGAATTGAGTAATGTTCTGGAAAACGCATCGGAACAATATGATAAAACATTTTCTGCTGTAACAGCCGTTGAAGCACAAGATACTTCAACTGACATTACAACCAAACAATTTTTAAAATTTACATCTTCGAAAACTCCATTTATAATAAACAGAAGATTAAGTTCATCAAACAAAACATTTGGTTTTTCTTTGTTGTCCGATGAAATAGACGATGATTCATACAAGGTTTTGAAAAACTGCATTAATACAGATATTGTATCATTTTCAACAATACATATGGATCAATATGAACAAATTATATTCACTGATAAATTCAGTGTTAGTCCAAGTGATATGAGTATTATCGAAGAAACCGATACTCATAAAATAGTAAGCCTTAACATAAAATTGCAAAAAAAATACAATTCAGGAGTTTTTATTAAATCCATAGTTCGTTCAAATACAAAAGATACACATATATATGATGATTTGACAAGTATGCTGAAAAAGAAATTCACATTAGATGACGTTATATTACAAATAGCAAAGGATTTTGAAATAGTAAATGACGATGAAATTAAGATAGAATATTATCATTTGATTGATAATCTTAAAACAATAACTAGTGAAAATGAAGATGAATTATTTATATCAAAAACTGTTATAAATAATGGTGAAGAAGAAACTTTATTAGATATAAATGATCATTATACGGTTGTTGTATCAGATAATAAGCTAGAAATCGACAAAATTGGAGAAACTACACTTATTACTACTGATAATGGTGTATTCGTAAAAGAATTCATAATAGAAATTAATAAATTAAATAGCGTATATTTACTTGAAACTGGGATAACATTTATTCATGTAAAATTTACAGACGGTATACAAAATATTGTGTTTAGATGTGAATATTACAAAGATAGTAATGATAAATATTACATTAAATTTGAAAAACCACCAGAAAGTCAATATTTCAATCATATACATATTAATTTATCATCTTCTTACACATTGAGTGTATTATATGGTAATACTATCGAAAAAATAACAATAGATGATGTTGTAGTTGTTGATGATGGTACAACTATATCATCACTTAAATCATTTGAATTATTTACAACTACATTTTCAATAACACCACCTGGTATTATTAATTTTGCTACTGAGAATTACGTAACATTGCATATAAAAGAGATTGAAGAACATATACGTGGTAGTTATGATGCAAATGATGTTTCTCCAGGAATAGCAATGTTGAACGTTGATGTTCAATCAGGATATGCCGATAATGCAACAGAATTTACACGTGTTGAATATAAAGAATTCCATCCAATTGGGAAGTTATCCAAGTTACATTTCAGATTACAAAGAAAACTTACAACAGAATTATATGATTGTAAAGGTGTAGATGTTCACTATTTGTTATCAATTAAAATGTTGAATCCATCTAAACTTAATACTAAACAACTTGAATATTCGTTAAATCCTAATTACGATCCTGATTATCAAGGATTTATGAAAAGTGAATTTGATAATGTAGAATCAGATGAAGAAATAGAATCAAAAAATATTAGAGAAGAACATTATGATAGAGAACGTGAACTGCAAAATTTGAAGAATAATATTGATAGAAATTTTGTTAATCTCGAATCTGAATCTGAATCTGAAGAATCTGAAGAATCTGAATCTGAAGAATCTGAATCTGAACTAGATTAATAATAAATATTAACAGAAAAAAATATTAATATAAAATAAATTATGTTAAACTTACAGAAACTAATGAAAGATAAAAATAGTTTTTTATACTGGCTACTTGAAAAAAGAGACATTGATGGACTTATTATAGCTATTCTTGTTTCGAATGCAATAGGTATGTTTACACAAGATATATCATCTGGATTTATTGAACCATTAATTGCAGGATTTCTACCTACAAATAAAGATGATGAACAAGTTTTACGAATAGCATCATTTGAATTCAATTTTAAATTACAATACATAGTGTCGGGCTTCTTAAAAGCTAGTATTAATTTATGGATAGCATATCTAATAGTTACGTTTATATATAAAAAACTATTAAACTTAAAATAAAATGGTGGTATAAATAAATAATGATTTTAGAACTTATTCTGTCTATATGTATATGTATAATATTTTTCCTCATTTTATCAAATTTTTATCAAATAAAAAAGTTAGAAAAACGACATGATGATAATTTGATAAATATGACGAAGATAATCAATAGTATTAATTCAAAAATATCGGCAGTGGTTAATAAAAATAATGAAATTAATATGAAAAATGTAACGACACTACTTAATAAATTAGACTCTATTGAAGAACTTAGTAAATCAACAGGAAATACTTTAAATATCGAAATTGAGAATTTAAGGTCTAATTTAAATTTTTTGAAAGATAATAGTGATTTTTATGGATATCTTAATGATATTTCAAAACAAAATTCATCAACAACAACATCGGGAACAGGAACATCGGGAACAGGAACATCGGGAACAGGAACATCGGGAACAGGAACATCGGGAACAGGAACATCGGGAACAGGAACATCGGGAACAGGATCAGCATAAAAATTTAAGCAACAAAACCAGTTATTAGCTTTCTTGGATTGATTTCTATATTTTTTATTTTTCTACACATATTAGAACTTTTCATAAATAAATATGTTTGAAAGTTTTTACAACACACATTATAGTAAAAAATTTCACATGAATACGTGAATATTTCACACAATAATTGTAATAATATCACAATGATAATGTATTGTATTTTTTTCATTAATAAACAAAAGTCAACACAGACATTGTTATTTATTGGATTAAACATCTTAAAGTGAAAAAAAAAAGTTTTTACTTTAAGATAGTTAATATAATAAATATTAGAATAACAATGTTCTGGTTAAGTGAACCTAAACGTTGGGAAATTGTAAATAGAATACCTAAAGTTGATTATAAATTAAAATCATTTGTTAGAAAAGTACCCATAAAAGTGTAGAGCTTTTTCGGCAGCATCAATTTCAGCAGATTTTCTGTTGATATTCTTACCAATACCAATAATGTCTCCTATATCATTTTTAACACATATAGTATGTATTTTTTTATTATTCACTTCATCTATATTGATTTCATAAAACTTTGGAATCCATTGAAATGTATGTTGACAGTATTTAATTAGAGTATCTTTGTAATTTTCATTTTTATGTATGAGTTCAGAGAAATCAACAAATGTTTCAATGACATTAATGATCCAATTTTGTGCAACATCAAACCCATTGCTATTTTTTTCTTGATTATCGAAATATATAGCTCCAATGAAAGCTTCGAATGCATCTTCTAAAATATTTTTATTTTCTCTTCCGTTATTCGAATCAATTTGTTTTGAAATAATTACATGCTTATGAAAGTTAAGTTTACTAGATAAATTTGCTAACATCTTACCATTAACGAGTTTTGTTCGCATATTGGTTAAAAATCCTTCATTCATATCCGGATACCTATCGTATACATATGTTGTTACAGATAAGTTAAGAATAGAATCTCCTAAAAATTCGAGTCTTTCGTTTGATTCTTCTTGCAATGGTAGACATTCCGGTGGACAGTTAATATTACCACTTTCAAAATTTTCATTTTTCCTTGTGATATAAGATTTGTGAATGAAAGCTCTTCGATAAAAATTGATATCGTAAAATGTATCAATATCAAAATTTTCCAAAATAAGGTTTAAATCTGTTTCTTTTAGTTTAGTATTCTTTGGATTATATGGTAACTCCTCTTCTGGATTCAACATATTGTATATGATGTTATATATATGAACTATATAATCATTTTTTTAAATAAAAATATGTAAAATCATTTAAGAAGAGTCAATTGTTATTATTATAATTACTTTTCAATTTTCCAAATGATTTCAACAATTATATGTGTTCCTATTTGTGGTTTTGCAAATAGATTAAAATTTTTAGCAAGTATCGACGGAATAGCAAAAAAACTCAAATGTAAAGATGTGAAAGTCGTATGGAATAAAACAATGGATTGTAATATATCTCATACTGATATATTTGATAAAATTAGTGGTTTAGAATTTATATATGAAACTGATGTTCCTCCAAAAGATCAGGTGCTGTATTATGGGTATATTCATATGGATTCGATACAAGTGAAATTAAAAGAAGAACAATCTGATAAAAGTATTCTTTTAATAGAAGGTGGTCATGAATCAAAACATATGGATACTTCACTTGTCGATTTCATAAAAACAAAGACAAAATTTTACAATTCTATAGTATGGTCTAAAAATTTGTGCACACGATTAGACAACTTTGGTGAAATTCCAACTATAGGTATTCATTATAGACATGTGAATAAAACATATGACTCAGCAGATGTTAAAGCAAATCCTTTAATAAATTTTTCACTTAATTCTCCATTTTCAGAGTTTGAAGAATTTATCAAGAAAAACAAACATAAAATGTTTTTTATATCAAACTCACTTTATCATAAAAAATATATAGAAGAAAAATATAGTAAAAAAGTTACAATTATAAATGATAATGAAGATAACGAAAGAAATTCTACAGAATCTATGTTGAACAGTGTATTTGAGTTTATCCTATTGACGAAATGTGAATTGATTATTGGTTCATATTTTTCGAGTTTTTCAGATGAAGCTTCATATTTTAATATGGTTCCGAAAGTAATGCCATTATTGTCCAAAATAGTAAATAACCAGACCGATATTCAGATATTTAAGCGGCAATATCATTCTGTAAATAAACCATGTTTGTTTGATAAATACCTTGTATTGAATGCAGACATAAAAAAACTAATAAATACTATTTAAACACTTATTTTTTTGTTAATTTTAAAAGTGTTACAAAATGAAACGAATTAGAATATTCACAAAAGAAAAGGCAATCGAATACAATGATTATTTGTGTATATTATCAAAAGATGCTACTATAATGAATACACGAGATAAATATTTTGATCTTGTAGATTCTGTATCTGATTGCGATGTGATTATTCTTCCATTCGAATTCAAGTCGAATGATGAACTATGTGATGCTTTTGTAAAATTAGCTCAAAAGAGTAATAAAAAACTCGTGTGCTTTCATGAAAATATAACGGATGATGTTGATATATCAGATATTATGATACATGTGAGTAATGCAAAGTGTGAACAACCCAATATTCAACACATTAAACTTACTAAAAACTTTGATGATTTTTTCAATAAACTGTTTGTAACAGTTAATAACAAGATTAATGTTAATGATAATACAAACTTTAGAGAAAGATTAACATGGAAGATTATTAATGTATATAAATGTCATATTATTGGTAAAGAGAACAACTTCATTAATGATAATTATGATATTGATTCATACTATTTTTTCAAATCCCATCTTGCAAGAAGAACTAATGAACTAGAACTGGTTGAAACTGATGACTGTGATGTTTTATTTAGCAGTGTATATGGTATTAAACAACCTGAATGTGGAAGAGTCAAGATATTTTACAATGGTGAATCAAAACAAAGGTATGCTTTTTATTCAAATGTGGAACGTATATTGAAAGATTATGATTATTACGTTGGTTTTGATGTTCCAACTAATGAAAGAATGTTCAGATTACCGTATTGGATAACAATGTTTGATTTCAATGATGGTTCTATTTTTTCCAAAATAATGAAAGGTGATTTCAAAATTAATATGGTAGACAAAACAAAAGATTGCACAATGATAGCAACAACGGACTTTAATTTATTACGTTCAAGTGTAGTAGCAAGATTATTTGAGGCAGATGTTAAAGTGCATTGTCCTTCTAAAATATGTAAGAATACGTCTATGCCTATTGGAAGAGAAGGTGAAATCGGTGTTCATTTCTTTTACGGAAAGTTGAATTATTTAAGAAGCTTTAAGATTGAATTATGCTTCGAAAATACTAACGAATATGGTTATGTAACAGAAAAATTATTTGGAGCATTAATGACTGGTTGTATTCCTGTATATTGGGGTTCTAGTTTCGATGGATTGATTGAAGATGAGCTTATTAATATGGAGCGTGTTATTATTTTGGAAAAAGACTTGTCTAATTTAGAAGATGTCATTGAACAAGTAAAGAAACTTGTCAATGATAAACAATATTATAATGAGTTCTTCAATAAACCTATATTTAAGAAAGATGCGTTTATGAAATTAAAGAATTATTTGAATGATTTTGGGAAATTTATCCAGTCATCTATTTCAGAATAATATTGTTAACTAATTTCATCAATTTGTCAATGCATCTAATAATTCATATGTATATAATAATATCTCGTCATATGTAAGATATTCATTTACAAAATCTGTATTTTTTTGAATAATTTTGTTGCATAATTCAGAGTTATTCTCTAAATATTCATGAATCGTTCTGATTTCATCAGTATTTGTATATTCAATATAGTTTTCCTTATTTTGTAACATGTACCAAAAGAACTCTTCGTAAGGAGTTTGTTGTTTTATTATAACGGAATTAGTTAATAATAAAAGCCTCATTCTATCTGATAATGAATTACCATCATTGTAAACAACATATTTATATTTACAATGTTCAGTAAATGGAATAAACTCAGTATTCAACATATTGACTTTTGATAACGTTAAGCAATCATTTTGTCCTAATGTTAATTTACCATGCACTGTACCAATGTATGCATTTACATGACAGATATCTGGATTATTTGCCGCATACATCAAAAGGTTTTTTTTTGCTTGATGAGGTATACTTGATGTATAGAATTTATTTATTTTAGTGTGAATTTTCATGTTAAAATTATGTATGTGTTTTTTTATATCATCATAATTATTCATACTAGAACCATCATCATTGGTAATGATATCATCTAATGTAAATCGAAATGTTGGAATGAGAAATGATTTATTATCACCTTGTTTTCTGCAAAAATTCAAATACCCTGGTATGGGATGATCAACTAAATTTATGTTTACATTACAATCTTTTAATTGATATTTTTCCAACATATTTTTTATTAGTGTTACATATTGTATTGTTCTTTTTGGATGTATCCAACCATTTCCTTTGTACACATTACTCACCATATTATTTTTTATCTGAATGCAAATTCCACCATTTGGTGGTCTTATGTCTTTAATAAATACATGTCTGTATTCTGTTTGTTCTTTTATAATTTCAAAAAATTTTGATTTCATCATTTTTATCAATAACAACATTTAATTATATGAAAATGAGTCGCCAATATGTAATAAATATACTTAAAATAATATTAGATTATTCATATTAAAATGCAGCGTTTTGGAACTATATATGGTGGTTGGTATTTACCAAAAGATATTTCGTTAGATTCAAACAGTGTTGTATATAGTTTAGGTGCAGGAGAAGATATATCTTTTGATTTACATATTCAAAGTAATTTTGACTCACAACTTTATATTTATGATCCTACACCACGTGCTATCGTTCATTTTGATGAAGTGAAATGCTTTTACAATGAAGAAAATTATACATTTTCTGGAAACATTCAAACGGATTATGTTCAAAGTATAAATGGTTTGAAAGTTGATTTTTCAAAAATTAATTTCATAAATAAAGGAATACATAATACAAATACAGAAATGAAATTTTATAAACAAGATAACAAAGATTATGTATCTCAGTCACTTGAAACGAATATGTTTGGTTCTGAATTTGATATCGTAAATGTATCCACATTAAAAACTGAAATGATGAATAACGGACATACACATATAGATGTATTAAAAATGGATATAGAAGGATCAGAATGTGATGTTTTAAAAAATATGCTTGATGATTGTATATTTCCTACGTATTTATGTATCGAATTTGATTTATATTTGAAGAAGAAAGATTCTACTAAAAAAACCGAACATATAATTAATTCGTTATTAAAACACGGTTATCGTATTTTAATGAATGACAATATGAATATAACTTTTAAGAGAGATTAAGACATCAGTTCATTCATTTTATCAATCCAATCTACGAATCTACAATTTTTCAAATACCACTGTCTCACATTTTTCGATAATTCTTGTCTATTACTCCATGCATAATCTATTTTTTCTTTGATATATTCAACATCATATATTTTATCCACATCTATTTTTACATAACAATCTTCAGGAACCTCATATAAGAGTCCTACAGGTGTGGATACTATAACCATACCACATAAGAATGCATCTAACGTTGCATAAGAGTTACCTTCGCTGTTTGAAATCTGTAAGAATATGTCATTATTCAAATACATTTTTTGTTTTGCATTATTGTAAACATAAAGATTTGTATAATTTCTACCGTTTACATTCAATTGATTGAAATTATATTCAGATAAAACATCAGTTCCTTTCAATTTATTTATATCTCCTTTTTTACCTCCCCAATTTCCTAAAATATCCAGTTGTTGTTTATTATCACTTGTATGATCATATGTTTTATACAGGGATTCATTTAATTCTGATGTATGTAAAATTTTAGTATTTTTGAATTTGGCATATTTTTCACCATAATACTTAGTAAAATCTTTTGTACATTCTTCTGATATTGATACAATAGTTGTATTATAAGCTTGTCTATAGTCGATCATTTGATTTTGTCCATTTACACATAGATTTTTCCATTTTGGGTCCCAGTCGGGATTCTTTTCTGCAGTCTTGCGAGCACAACCATGATGAACAAGATATACATGATATTCGTTTGGAATATCACAAGATAGATGATTGTCTGTAAAGATGATAGGTTCATGACATTCACTTAAATATTTTAACATTTTGTCCTTATCTTGTGGTCCTCTGAAAAATATTCTATGAGGGAAAGCCATTTTAATGTGACTATCATACCGTGCAACACCTCCGAAATCTCCTATTTCATAACTACCACAACAATAATGAACGACAGGTCTTGGTATTGTGTCATATTCACTATTAATGAAGTTGTCACTAAAATACTCATATATTTCCATACATTTACTACGCATACTATCTTGTTTTTCTTCGGGAATAGAACGCAAGATCGTATCTATTTTATCAACTTCTTTTTCGGGAATTTTCAGGATTGCCTCAGACCACATAGGATGATTTGGTAATTGTAAGGTATCTGCAAGTAATACAGGAATAGATCCAACAGCAAGTGCTTCCCAAAATCTTATAGAATTGGGTCCAGTTCCGGATGGACAAAGTGAGAATTTAGATTGGTAAAGTAGTTTATTATATTCTATTGTTTCGAGTTTATGTTTGTCAGAAGCTGTATACTTTTCTTTTGGATTTTGATTTGATGTATAAACTATTTCGTTAAAATGCCACCCACCGATCGCATTGATATATACATCATCTTTAAATTTACTTTCTAAATTGAATATTCTTTGACGAATATTTGTGAGATAGTCTTTTTGGAATGCGCCCTGGAATGAATACAAGTACTGTCTATCGACTGTCATAAAGTTTATTCCAACAAATGTGGAATTTTTACTATCATCTTCAATATTAACAGCATATAGAGGACATGGTTTAATGATTATACCTTGGATAATATCTTCACCAATTTGCTTGTGAGGAGTATATACAACTTTTATACCTAATTTGACAAATAATTGAATGAGCTTTCTAAAAAATATATGTTGACAACAAGTGATGTTATAGTTTGACGAGTTAACTTGCTTCGACAATAAATCTTCTATATATTTTAGATTCATTCTCTTATCAATAATTGTAGCCCATGGGAAACCTATATAATTAGGGTTTGTATGATTTTGTAAGAAAAAGGTTTTTTCCGTTATAACCGGATATTGCCAAAATATTTCGTTCATTTAAAGAAAAATAAGGCGATATATTTTTAAATGAAAAACATTAGTTATATATTAATAGACATGAAAACAAGAGTGACAATTATTGTACCATATAGAAACAGAGAAATCCATATGAATCAATTTATTGACATGTTTCGAAAATATTTCATTGATTTAGATTCAGATTTCACATTAGTGTTTGTTGAACAATACAATGAAAAGCCATTCAATAGAGGAAAATTATTAAATGTAGGAATGAAAGAATTTTACAACAAAACAGAGTACTTCATTAATCATGACATAGATATTTTACCAAATATGGATTGTATAAAAAATATATACGATACACACAATCTTGATTATGATGTTACCAGAATTTTTTCAGCTCACGATACGAGTTGTGGTGGACTTATCAAATTTCATTCTAATATACTTTCTAATATGAATGGATACCCAAATGATGTATGGGGTTGGGGTATCGAAGATAGAGCTTTTTATTATAGATGCAAATATATGAATATAAAATTATCACCCAGATGTAATAGTAAATTCTCTTTCAATTCATTAAATCATACCAGTAATTCACAAGTATACACTAAAGAAAAACAGAAACAAAGTGAGTCTTGGACAGATAATTTTTTAAATCAACTCTCAAAAGACGAGTTAAGTTCCATGATAAACATAAATGGATTTAATGATGTTGAATATCATATAATTAATAGAGAACAAAAAGATAATAATATAGTAGTGTTGAAAGTTGATATTTAGTCAACTTACCACAAATTCGTCAGATTTTAATTTTTATATTATTACTACATACTATAATGGTAGAAAAACTAGAACAAACTTGGGGTGTTCTATATGCAAAAACTCCAAATATAGGCGATGATATTCAAACACTTGCACAAATGCAATTCATACCTGATGGATGTAAAACGATATTGGCCAATCGAGAAAACCTAGATGTAGATGAAAGGAAATATAATATAATAATGAACGGATGGTGGATGCATCGTGATAAAAATTTTCCACCTCATTCAAATATAACTCCATTATATATTTCGTTTCATATTGCGAGAAATGGTTTAGTATCAGAAAAAGCAATAAATCACTACAAGCAATTCGAACCTATTGGGACTCGTGATTTACACACCATGAAGCTTCTACAGAAACACGGTGTAGATGCATATTTTAGTGGATGTTTGACTCTTACTTTGAAAAACCCTTTCACATATCCAAAAAGAGAAAAGATTTACATTGTAGATGCACATTTATCATCAAAAGTTGCATATCCTTATGGAGGTGATCACCTTCTTTCAAAGTTTATACCAAAGCATATTAGAGATCAAGCAGAGTATATTGAACATGACATCCCTAAGTCTATGATAAATGACATACATGCTCGGCAAAAGTATGCAAAAACTCTTCTAGATAAGTATGCTCAGGCAAAGTTAGTTATTACATCACGTTTACACTGTGCTCTTCCGTGTGTTGCTTTTCAGACCCCTTGTATTGTGTTATTTTCTGGATTTCATACAGACATTCGTTACTCAGGTTTTCAGAATTATGTCCATGGTTATTCCTCACTTAATGATGTTGTAGATTTTGACTTTGATAATCCAAAACCTAAGTTATCTAATGAAGAATTGAGAGAAATACAATCAAAATTAGAAACTGATATTCGTAGCCAGGTCAATAAAATATCAAGTTTTAACAAAATTTAAGTTTTAAAAAATACAACAATTAATAAAAATAATAAAAAAATTATATTATATTTTATAACAATAAATGATAAATGTTTTTCAATATTGGGGTCAAGGAATAGAAAATTTACCTCACTTTTTAAAAGTCATTAATCAACATAATATGAAATTATATACTAAACATAACATCAATTATTTTTTTATTAATGATAAAAATGTGCATGAATATATATCTGTTCCTTCGATATTTTATAAACTCGCATACAATTTCAAAAGTGATATAGTAAGATATTATATACTGCATAAATATGGAGGGTTTTGGTTTGATACAGATGTTATAATTATGAAAAATTTGAACATCTTATATGAATCTATTAATAAATACGAATGTATTTTAGATGTTGAAAATTATAGAAATGAAATTGGTTGTGCTTCATTATTTTTACGGAAAAATAGTGTTGCATCTAAATTCTGTGTTGATTATGTGAATTATGTTTTGAAGCATAAAGTAAATTTAGTTTGGGGTGATATAGGTCCAATAACCGCTGTTAATCTGTATAATAAACATCCTAATTTAATTTTACTCAATAAATATGATATCACAAAAAATGGCTGCAATTTTATAAGTTGGACAGATGAACCTGGTATAAATAAGTATAAGTGGTACTTATCATCTTCGGTTGAAGCACAAAAAAAAGCAAAAGAACTGAAAGAAAATACTAATATGTTTTACATAATTACTTGGACAATGTACAGAATTCATGATATGGGAGACAATTTGTCTGATATAGTATTTCATGATTCAAACTCCGTGTTCTTTCATCTATTACAAATGAGTGATACATGATTGATAATCGTTTGATTGAATTAGTTTTCCATTATTTATATGAGAATTATTTAATTTTTTTAAATAAATAATATTTGAACGTATTACTTATTTTTTCATTATTTTTATGATATTTTGTCACAAAACCAGTTTCATTATGTTGTGTTTCAATAATTTCGTAATTTTGATGAAAAATTATTGTCTCCGTGAATAAGTATTTTGAATTATATATACATAGAATACCTTCAACATTTAACAAATCATCTATAATCTTGAGAGTTTCTTCAAATGTTTCAAATGTGTACTCCCCTGTATTTTCAGGCCATACACATAATACAGAATTTGCAAATATCAAGTCAAATTTATTTTTCAAACTATCAACTTTTGAATGATATTCTATTTTTTCAAACTTATTTTGGATTTTATTTTGTTCTATAATTTGTTCATTTATATCTAATCCAATAACATTCGTACATGGGAAATATTTATGTAATGTAATACATTCTTCACCGGTTGAACAACCGAATGATAATATTCGTTGAGGAGTAGGATATTTTGATTTTACTTCTGTAAATATATCAGGATATCTGTTCATGGATGTATAATGTGATATCTGGTTTTGTTTCATTTTTAATTTTATAAGACATTTTATACCTGTATTTTGATACATTAATATTTTTTCAAGAATTTATACAACCAATAAATGAATTTATATTATTTTTCCACATTTGCAAACATAACCATTGTGCTGAAGGCGAACCATTATGGTAATATAAAGGAATAAGTAGTCCATTGTGTTGTTTTTCATCGAAAGTTATATCATCATAAATTTTGTGACAAATATCATTCATATTATGATTTGAAGAAACAATCTGAAAATACTCATAGATTTCATCTTATTTTTATTGAAGATATACTCACATGATGTATTATTATTCATGTTTACAGTGTATGTATTTTATTTTTCTATCGTCCCACAATATTGGAGAGAAATTACACAAATCACAAAATCTATCAGTGCCATTGAATACTATTGGATGTTTACGAAATTGTAAATATTCTTTAAAGCTTTCATGTGTCATTAAGTCATTCAATCTTTTTGAAACTAAACTTAAGTTCATTATATCTTCATTATATAGCTTTGTGGCAATCAATACGTAAAATTAAATCATCTGGTATATTGTTCATTTATACTTTCATGAAAGATAAAAGTGTGTGTTTTTTATCAAACAAAAATAAAATGTAAATTCATTAACAACATTTTTTTGTCATACTAAAACCATGTTTATAGTATAACTTCTTAGTTGGAGTAGGCGAGACCACCCATACCGGACATGATTCTGAGAACGTTGTAGTTGACAGCGAATACTTTGAGGGTATTTGTAGCAGTGAGACTACCATCGAGGACGAGGGTAGCGTTATCGATTCTGGACATATTGCAGGTACCAGAGGGTTGGTGCTCTTCGGGTTTGAGGGCGAAAGAGTAGACACTGATATGTTTATCAGTGGGGACACGCTCGTGGTGTTGGTAGGGTTGAACGAGCTGGTAATAGGAAGCGGGTCTAGTAGAGGATCTGTCGTGACCGTTGAGTTGGAGGAAAGCATTTGAGTATGAAGAGGTAGCGAGTGCACCAGAGGCGTATTCAGCCCAGATGAGTTCTTTGACGGGGTGGTTGAAGTTGAGTTTGACTTTGGAAGACATGGATTCATCACCGGTGAATTGGAGTTGTTCAATGAGATATTCGTGGGTGACTTGAGCGAATCTACGTCTTTCATCGGTATCAAGGTAGATGTAATCGACATAGAGTTCAGCATCGAAAGTGGGAGCAGATGTACCAACATCTTTAATAACAGTGGCACCAGAAGCGAATTCAACGTTAATTTTTACTTCGTGATACTGAAGAGCAATGAGGGGAAGAGCAAGACCAGGGTTTCTGCAGAACCAGAATTGAAGAGGAATGTAAAGAGTTCTTTTCTTTTTATCAGAAGCATCAGATAATGAAAGATCATCTCCTGAAACGGCTCCATCAACCATTAGTCTGTAACCATCCCAGTGTCCTTCGGTTTGAGAGAGTTCATTCCAGATGTGAAGCCAGTCACCGTAGTGTTTGTCAATTCTTTGGCCACCAATTTCGACTTCGACAGATTTGATGAGTTTATGTCCACACCATTCATTGTATGTACCTGTAGATATCGCAGGGAGTTCAGCTTGGACGTAGACTCTGTGAATAAGATCACCGTTTCTAGATACGGTGCATGTTACTTTTCTGTCGTAACCAGTAGCACCGTTGAAAGTTTGTCTGATAGATTCCATAGAAAAGTTGGTGTGTCTACGATAGACAACCTTGAAGAAAGTAATTTGGGGGTTACCTGAAAGGTAAATGTCTTGAGCCCCGTAAGCGACAAGTTGCATAAGTCCTCCACCCATTGTTTATAATATACAAAGAAAATAATTCTATTTAAAATTAAATTTACGCACAAAATTGAATTTTACATTTATTCTTTATGTAAAAATAAAAAATAACTTATTTCATTGATAATTAAAAATGTTTTTTGTTATACTGTGTATATAGTATAACTTTTTAGTTGGAATAGGCGAGACCACCCATACCGGACATAATTCTGAGAACGTTGTAGTTGACGGCAAATACTTTGAGGGTATTGTTACCAACACCATCGAGAACAAGAGTAGCATTGTCGATTCTTGACATATTGCAAGTACCAGAGGGTTGGTGCTCTTCGGGTTTGAGGGCAAAAGAGTAAACACTGATCATGGAATCGGTGGGGACACGCTCGTGGTGTTGGTAGGGTTGGACAAGAGTGTAGTAGGAAGCAGGTCTGGAAGAGGATCGATCGTGACCGTTGAGTTGGAGGAAAGCATTGTTATAAGATGCTTTTATAAGTTTATTTGAATCATATTCGGCCCAGATGAGTTCTTTGACAGGGTGATTGAAGTTGAGTTTGACTTTGGAAGAAGCAGATTCATCACCGGTGAATTGAAGTTGTTCAATGAGATACTCGTGGGTGACTTGAGCGAATCTACGTCTTTCATCGGTATCAAGGTAGATGTAATCGACATAGAGCTCGGCATCAAAAGTTGGAGAACTAGGAAGGGTTCCTTCAATTACACTGCTAGCAGAACCGAATTCAACGTTAATTTTGACTTCGTGGTATTGAAGAGCAATGAGGGGAAGAGCAAGACCAGGGTTTCTACAGAACCAGAACTGAAGGGGAATGTAGAGAGTTCTCGCTGCTTTAGAATTGTCATCGCTTAGAGAGAGTTGGTTATCACTATCATAACCATCAACCATCATTCTGTAACCATCCCAGTGACCTTCTGTTTGGGAAAGTTCGTTCCAGATGTGAAGCCAGTCACCGTAGTGCTTGTCAATTCTTTGACCACCGATTTCGACTTCGACGGATTTGATGAGTTTGTGTCCAGACCAGTCAACATATTTACCGTCAATAGCAGGGAGTTCAGCTTGGACGTAGACTCTGTGGATAAGATCACCGTTTCTAGATACGGTGCATGTTACTTTTCTGTCGTAACCAGTAGCACCGTTGAAAGTTTGTCTGATAGATTCCATAGAAAAGTTGGTGTGTCTACGATAGACAACCTTGAAAAAAGTAATTTGGGGATTACCGGAAAGGTAAATATCTTGAGCCCCGTAAGCGACAAGTTGCATAAGTCCTCCACCCATGTTTTATAATATACAAAGAAAAAAATTCAATTTTAAATTAAATTTACGCACAAAATTGAATTTTACATTTATTCTTTATGTAAAAATAAAAAATAACTTATTTCATTGATAATTAAAAATGTTTTTTGTTATACTAAAACCATGATTATAGCATAACTTCTTAGTTGGAGTAGGCGAGACCACCCATACCGGACATGATTCTGAGAACGTTGTAATTGACAGCAAATACTTTGAGAGAACTGCTCGTAGTAGTAATACCATCGAGAACAAGGGTAGCGTTGTCAATTCTTGACATGTTACAGGTTCCAGAGGGTTGATGCTCTTCAGGTTTGAGAGCAAAAGAGTATACGTTAATCATACCATCAGTGGGGACACGCTCGTGGTGTTGATAAGGTTGGACGAGCTGGTAGTAAGTTTTAGGTCTGGCAGAGGATCTGTCATGACCGTTGAGTTGAAGGTAACCACTTGTGTATGTAGATGATTTCATTCCAGTAGCACCGTATTCAGCCCATATAAGTTCTTTAACAGGGTGGTTGAAGTTGAGTTTGACTTTGGAAGAGGCAGCTTCATCACCGGTGAATTGAAGCTGTTCAATGAGATACTCGTGGGTAACTTGGGCGAATCTGCGTCTTTCATCGGTATCGAGGTAGATGTAATCGACGTAAAGGTCAGCAGAACTCATGGTAGGAGAACCATCGGCAACATCGGAAGCAGAACCGAATTCAACGTTGATTTTGACTTCATGGTATTGAAGAGCAATGAGGGGAAGGGCAAGACCAGGGTTTCTACAGAACCAGAACTGAAGGGGAATGTAGAGAGTTCTGGCTTTTCCGTCGGAGGTTTCAGAAAGTTCATCGTTGAAATCACTATCTCCTTCAACCATGGTTTTGTAGCCGTTCCAGTGACCAGCAGTTTGGGAGAGTTCATTCCATATATGGAGCCAGTCGCCGTAATGCTTGTCAATTCTTTGACCACCAATCTCGACTTCGACAGATTTGATGAGTTTGTGTCCAGCCCAAGATTTATAGTATTTGGTTGATTTTAATTCAGAAAGTTCAACTTGAACGTAGACTCTGTGGATAAGATCACCATTTCTAGATACGGTACAAGTTACTTTTCTGTCGAAATCAGCGGCACCATTAAAAGTTTGTCTGATAGATTCCATAGAGAAGTTGGTGTGTCTACGGTAGACAACTTTGAAGAAAGTAATTTGGGGATTACCCGAAAGGTAAATATCTTGAGCCCCGTAAGCGACAAGTTGCATAAGTCCTCCACCCATGTTTTATTTATAATATACATAGAAAAAAATTCTATTTAAAATTTAATTTACGCACAAATATAAAAGATTAAACCATGACGAAGGATAAAAATAAACGTCAATGTAATTATAAGGTTAGTTCAAAAACATTAGATTTAAGACATCAAACTCAAATGAAAGATTTTTCTGAAAGTAAATTACAATTAGAATTTTATATGTCAGACCTTAAAGAATTAAAGACTAAACATGATATGTTGATAAAAATAGAAAAAAAAAAAATAGAGGACAGTGAATTAGTTGAAATAATAAACTTGAAAGATAGAATATATGAATTAGAAAAGTTGGTAGAATCAATATCAAAAAATACTGATGAAATAGATTATTTCATTAATACTGGTGATGTATTATTTGAGTATTATTCCTTGCTAGAAAATTCAAACATTATAAGTGTAAATACGAACAAAAAATCTGTAACACAGAATTCAAACAATAAAAAAAAATGTGTTATAGATTTTTTTTATAATAAGAATAATAACACAGATATAAGTATAAATGAAAATAATAGAGCTGGATTGTTAGATAAATATCTATCATATACTGATATAAATTATATTGATAATACTATAAATAACATTGATGCAACAGTATGTTCTCATTGTGGTGAAGATAGTTTAATTTTTAACGTTAATGAAAGTATTTATTGTTGTCAAAATTGTAATACAATTGATAAAGTTATTACAGATAATGAAAAACCTTCTTATAAAGATCCTCCAAAAGAAATAAGCTATTTTTCATATAAAAGAATAAATCATTATACGGAGTGGTTGAATCAAATTCAAGGTAAAGAAACCACAGAAATTCCCGATGAAGTATTTGATAATATTATGAAAGAACTCAAGAAACAACGAATATACGATTTGAAAGATATTACACGTGAAAAGATTAAAGATATTCTTAAGAAATTGAAAATAAACAAATATTATGAACATGTTCCATACATTTTGAATAGAATAACTGGTAATCCTAATCCTCATCTATCGCCAGAACTAGAGGATAAATTAAAGCAGATGTTTAAAGAGATCCAAGTGCCATTTTTAAAATACAGTCCTTTAAATAGGAAAAACTTTTTATCTTATTCATACGTCATTCATAAATTTATTCAATTATTGGGACAAACAGAATACTTATCATATTTTCCATTACTGAAAAGTAGAGAAAAATTACATCAACAAGAACAAATATGGAAAAAAATTTGTGATGATTTAGGTTGGGAATTTATTAGAAGTATTTAGATGCTTAAGCAGATACTTTCATTTGTTGAGTAGATGGAAATCCAACAAGGTTAGCACCAATACCCATACCGGCACCTTGTCTAGCACTAATACCTATAGAGGGAGCAAAAAGGTCTAGGAGACTGAATGTGGCGGCGGCGATGAAACCGATAAGTACTATTTCATCCATATTTTTCTTTTTGCCGGGGAACATGAAAGCTGCTGTCGAAACAACGAGACCTTCGAGAAGATATTTAAACATTCTAATGAGTACTTCGATAAAATCAAAACGAGGAGAGCTCATTATTTATTCTATATAGATAAAAAAAAAAATTATTTAAGACTTATTATTTTTATTTAATCAAATACAATATGATCCCAGTTCAAGAAAAAGACCTTTTAGAGCAAGATCCAGTAATCCGTGGTCAAACATACGCATGTATGTCATTTTTAAGTCCAGAAGAAATCATCAAAAATAAAGATATATATTATTTTGAGAACTACATTCAACATGTATCCAAAAAATTGAATGAACTCGTTAATGGTCTTGAAGAACAATATAAATCTGATAGTGATAAATTTAGAAGTATTAAAGAAGAATTCGAATATCTCTTTAAACCTGAAAGAATTCACGAAGAATTTAATGTATTCACTCAAAATAACAAAGAAGTTCTCGATGCTGAATTGAACAAGAAATATGGTTTTCAAACAAACATTCGAGGTATTAAAGTTAGAGGTGTTTATGAATCTATTGAAGAAGCCAAAGTACGTTGCGAGCAGCTAAGAAAACTTGATAGAGATAAATTCCCTATTTATATTGGAGAAGTTGGCTGCTGGTGTCCTTGGAATCCTAACCCGAGTGAAATCAAAGATCAAGAATATGCTATTGATTCACTCAACACAATGATGCATGAATATGAGAAAAATATTCAATCTAGAAATGAACATTATGCTGAACGTAAAGCTGAATTGAAAGAAAGAATTGTAGCGAATGAAAAAGAAAAAGAAAATGAAAATGAAAAAGAAGCCCAACATGCCTTGAAATCTGATAACAATGACGACAATGATAAAGCGGATGAACTTGTTGAATCATTAGAAAATACTAACATTGAACAAATAAAAAACAGTCTTATGGAAAATGTTCATATTGTTGAACAATAAAAAATTATAATATGGGTTTATATAAAATGTTCTTTGAACTAGCTATTCTAAGATCGCTAAATTCAAAAGAGAAAAAAGAAGCTTTTTCCGAAGATAAATCAAGCAAAATGTATGAAATTTCAGTGTTCATATTTATCATAATGTATGTATTAGTTATATTTGTTCTATGGGTCAGAGTTGTGATATCTGCCTTCCAATGTGGAACAATGGAAGGTTTAAGTTCTTTTATTTTCCCTTCTTTTTATTCTTTATACAAGTTTGGTGATTTAATTAAATTATCATGTAATCAACTTTATTAAAAAAATATTTTAAATAGTAATAACATGAATGTATTAATAGTGTCTTTTTTATTTCTATCCATGTTTTTGATAGTATCTGGGATTTATGAAGAAAAAATTCATAAGTTAATGAAACAACAAAAAGTAAAATATGAATATATACCCGCTCCTACATTTGATGCAATGTTAAAAGAATCAAATGAAATTATAAATTACTAATTTCAAAATCTCTTATAATAATGTTATTTTTTTACTGTTTTTGTTATATTTTTAAAAAAAATGATCTATGAATAAAAGTTTGTTATCATACTATTCTCGATTCACAGTTACAAAAATGAATCCTACCTACAAAGCTTTCGTTAAAGAATTGACCAATGACATGGACAAGTTTCAAAATACTGGTATAATATCCGAGGATACATTGATAGATAAATATAGTTTTAATCACCCATTGATACATAAATCTATCATTATGAAAGTTGTTAGACACAATTGGAAACTTGTTCCAACTAGAATAGGATTGTATTAATGATAATCTTGTAATGACACCTCATAGCCTAATATTTTTTTGTTTTTTCTACCCTGATTCTGGGTCCTTTAGATTTAGCTTTTAATTTACTAGGATCATAAGTATCCTCTACATCATCATCATTAGACGAAATATTTTTACTGACATCCCAATAATGTTGTAAACAAATTTTAAAATCATTGTGTGTATCTGCTTTATACCAAAAAACTGTATCTTCGAGTTTGTTACTTTTAGTTGTGTTATCAATAACAAGGCATTCGTAATTTTCAGTACATTGATCCATGACTTGGCAGAATACTTCAAATGTTGGGAACATACCTGCATAATTATCATAAATTCTTTTCCTATTCGCAACAATATTCTCACGGAGAATGAATATGTAGTCAATATTAGTTCTTAGATTAGGAGGAATACCTAAAGGATATTGCATACTAATGATGAAGAACATTTTTAAATGTCTACCATTCATAAATAATGCTCTAACATTGATATCTTTTGTCCACGATGAATCATATAAACAATCATCTAAAATAAGAAAAGCACGTGGGTCTAATTGAGATCTGTTTGCACCACCATACATTTCATTCTCTTTATTTATTTTCTTTAAAATCATCTTTTGTCTCTTAACAGTATTATCAATAATATCATGCTTATATTCATCATGAATAAATATTTTTGGAATTATGTTTTCATAAAAATGATTTGCAGATTCAGTCCCAGATATAACAGTTCCTATTGGTAAATTTGTATGATGATATAATAAATCACGAATCAAGAAACTTTTACCAGTATTACGTTTTCCTATCATTACTACAACTTTATCATCAGTAATTTGTGAAATATCGAATTTTTTTAATTCAAGTTTCATGTTATAATTATTATTGATATATATATTATATATAAAAGAGATTACGCAGTATTATAGGTATAATTATTGATTGATATAAAAAATATTTAAAATTTTAGTATAATTAAAAAGGTACTTCACCTACACTTACATGCTTCAACATTTCTTCAATATTTACATCACTATCGTTTGAAAATAGAATATATATTAAATATACTATAAGTACAAACATAGTAAATAATATAGCGTATTTTGATGTATTGTTATTTTTTGTTTTCTTTTGCATATTTATTTTTTATAATGTACTTTTATTTATTTATTTACGCAGTGGCTTTTGACAATAATGATTTTCTTAATCTGTGTTTTTTCTTAATGAAATCATTATAGTTCATATCTATTCCGAGAATGTTTTTTATCTTATTGTTATTATTAGCTTCTAATTCATCGTGTCCAAGTTTAACAATTTTCGTCGTAATAGGATTATCATCCATGTCATATTTTTCAACATTTGGTGTACTTGTAATTTTTTCTTCATTAGAAATGTGAGTGATTGCTTTATTATTAGGGGTTACGTCATCAACTGTATTAAGTACATCTGTAACTTTTTCATGAACAATATTTATAGGCTCTTTAATAGGCACTTCTTCATTATAAATGTTTTCTGTGTGTTCACTTATGTCTTGAATTACAGGGATAGTGTTTTCTATGTTTTCAGGAACTAATGGATCCTCAAAAGATAAATCCACATGTACATGTTCATTATCATTATCATTATCGTCGTCGTCGTTATCGTCGTCGTCGTCATCATTATCATTATAAATGTTTTCTGTGTGTTCACTTATGTCTTGAATTACAGGGATAGTGTTTTCTATGTTTTCAGGAACTAATGGATCCTCAAAAGATAAATCCACATGTACATGTTCATTATCATCATTATCATTATCATTATCGTCGTTGTTATTGTCGTTATCGTCATCATTATCATCATTATCATCATTTTCTCTAGTATTATCCACAGTCTTTTCATTTGCATTATCTATTGTATTCACAACTTTTTGTGAAGAATCATCTCCACCAATTTTATTTATCATGACATCATCTATTTTTAGTTTATTCACATCTTCATTGAAAATATGTGTCATTGATTCTGAATTATATGTTTCATCTTCATAATCATCATCACTACTATCGTCATCACTGTTGTTGATTTGTAATTCATCGTAATTTACACTCTTCTTATCATCATCATCTGAGTTGTAATTTTCTTCTTCTACTGATTTCAAATAGTTATTGACTATTTTTTCTAATGGTAAAAGATTTTTTATAACTTTCATAATTATTGATTCAATAATAGTATCGAGTTCTATTTCATATACTTTTCTTATTTCATTCGACAATCCATCATACATGATTTGGGGTTTTGACCACACTTCCCTTGCCAATTCTACATAACAAATATGAATAAAATCTTGAGATTTTGGAATATCTACTTTTATATCACTATTATTCGAAGCTATTTTGAATTCAGCCAAAAAAGAAACCTTTATTAATTTATCAAGCCATGAACAATTACTATTGATTTTGAACCTATCATATTCTTTCATTACTATCATACTGTTCCATTTTGGAATTTTTTCTAAGTTTTCTTGAAATGTCTTTAATAAGTGCTTTTTTAAAGGAGTATTTTTCTTTGAATATGAATAAATATACTTAATACCCTGCTTAAATATAGGTATGCATTTATCTATTAATTCTTTTGTATAGTGTATTTTCATATTATATATTATAAGAATAAACTTATAAAAAAAAATTTGTTCAAACCGCAGAATGTAAGTATTGAGAATATGGATTTGTTTTCAAAGCTGATACAAGTGTATCATCTAATCTATTTGACTCATGTTCATTGCTAAATTTTTTCACGTTTACAAATTCTTTACTTGGTGGTTGAACTAAAAGTTTATCATAATTATTGAGATTTCTTGTAGATTTAACCATACATTCATTTTTCTCTTTTGTTAAATTCATATTATCTTTACCTGTATTAATTTTCACGGATGAATTAGTTGGTTCACGTCCTTCGAGAATACCTTCTCGTACATCATTAATAACAGCATTGTATATAGACTCGTATGATTCTGTGGCTAATACATCACTCTTCCCATTTCCTGTATATTCATTATCAGATAATAACTCTTTGTAAGTATTTTTAGCTTCAAAATTAGCAGACATATAACCATCACCATTTTCATTTTCGGGCATACCATAATAATCAGAATCAGATGTTATTTCTTTATTAGTATTTTTAGCGTTGTATTCATTATTTCTGTAGCCATCACTATGTTGCACAACTGAAACATTTCCATCGCGTTTAGAATTTTCAGTTGTTTCACGAATAGTTGTCGAAGTCTTATCATCTGGATCATGTACACGTGGTTTCAAAGACCCTATCAGATTGATATCATTTGTATAATCATCTAAAGCTTCTCTTACAGTTGTTTTGGCTACATCACTTGGATCATATACAATACTTGAAGTATTAACTTTTATGTTACCCGTTGTACCATCATGAATAGTTGTTTCTTTGATTGTTGTTCTTGCAACACCAGTTGGATCATAGATTGTTAATTTATTGGGTCCATTTACATTACCACTGAAATCACGTTTGTTTTCAACTGAATATTCTTTTTGTGTGGGTTTTATTATATCTTGTATTGGAGCAATAAGTGATTTAATAAGAGTTGTTATATTACCTTTTCTGGTTTTAGTGCTTGTAATATCTCTTTCATTTTGATAAACTTGTATATTTTTCTTTCCATAATCATCATCTGACTTCTTGCCTTCGAATATATTTAAATTTCTTAACCCAAATTCTTTTAAAATGTTTCTTTTTATTGGTCCAGATTCATATGATGCATCGTACTTTGATTTAGTAGGATCGTGTGGAATACCTTTGTATTCTTGAACAGTTTCTTGTCTGTTTGTCTTTTTTACTTCTTGACAAGGTTTCATAGCTTGTTTTCTATAAGCACCAGTTGTTTTCAATAAATTATTGTGACTCTGTTCATAAACTCTCTCTACTTTATTTTTGTTGAGAGGCTCAAATTTCCCACGAGTATATTCTTTATGCCCTTCGACTATAACACCATCGTATGATACTTTTGGATTACTTTTCACACGTAAATCATCAACACCTTTAAACATATTTGCTTTATAAGCTAAATCCGTTTGTTGAAATCCTCCATTTGGAGAACTATCATATTTATTTTCACTATTGAACCCCGGTCCGACACGTACTTGTTTCATAGGTAAAACATTATTTTGAAATGTAGGTTTTTCCATTCTATCATATTGTGTCATGTATGCTGGTTGATAATCATTTACATTTTTATGAAGATCTCCGAAACATTTTTCTTCATTTTTCTTAAAGTTGTTCTTACTTACACCCGTGAAATTCTCTAATTTACTATCATAAATATTAGTACTCATATTTTGTTTAAGTTTGCCACCAAAATAAGGTTTCATATTATTATGGGTAAAATTTTCCGCAGAAATTCTACTACCTGTGAGAGAACTATATACATAATTTGGATTTGTATTCATCATCTTCTTTTTACCTTTGATATTTCTTAACATAATTTTTGGAGATCTATAACGTTTTTCCATTTCCTTACGAACTACATTATTAGAATCTTTTATTGTTGGATTAAATAACGAAGGTTCATTATTAAAGAAAATATTAGTGAATGGTTCACTAATATTTTTTGTATGTCTAATTAAGTTCAAAAATATCCAAATAAATATACATACTATCAATATTTTCATTTCTAATTATAAATATAAAAATTAAAATTTTTAATCGGAAAAAAATGATATTCAATTCATATATGAAGTCATAGATGAATAATTATATAAAAATGTTTAATGATAACAATAAAAGTAATAACTACGTTGGTATTCTTCTAGATAACATAGAACAAATAAAAAATAAAACAAGAATAAAAAATGTTAATGAATGTGGAATAATCATGCTAGACCAAAATCTTTCAAAATTGTTGATCATTTATCAAAATGAATCGTGCAAATGGGGATTCCCAAAAGGAAAAATGGAAGAATCTGAATATAATTCTAGAGAATATTTCAGTTGTGCAAAGAGAGAATTATATGAAGAAACTGGTATCATTTTGAACTGTAACAAGTATAAAAAACTAGGATCTATTATTATTAAAAACAAATTGTTTTATATTGTTATGCTTCAAAGCAAAATTCGTTATTCAAAACCATTAGATACACTAGAAATCGGTAAAATTAAATGGATAAACGTATCTGAATTATGTTCATTCATTAATAAAAATAATTGTAATATTACTATTAAAAATATATATGATTATATGAATTGTAATTTAAAAGCACTGTACTGATTGTTATGAATTTATTCTATTTTTACATCAGAACCACATCTTTTTGTCTTAAAATCGTAAAAGTTTGTAATTTCTCTACCGTCAAGAATTGTTCTTTTTTTAGGAGTTTTTAAAGTAATTCTTTCAACTTTGAAAAAAAATGTTTCTTTTTTTGAACCTCTAGTGGTTTCTTTAATGATAAATTTGATATCTTTTTTATCACTATTTTCTCTAGTTTTTATTTCGCTTTCGGTTAACTCTTTGTAAAGTCTGCGACCAGCTTTTCTTGCAGCAGTTAAAGGATTGGTTTTTGTTAAATATCTTCCACCTTTAAAACCAGTTCCCGAACCTGAAATAGTAAAACTTCTCTCTCCGTTATTCATTGGTTTTCCACCTTCCATCATCTTTTATATTATATAATATTTTTTATAACTTTTTAATTTCTTCACATGATCTCCAATGTACTATTGGTATTTCTTCACCTTTAACGGCTTTGGAATCAGTGTAACATTTTACATCTTTAGAAAGTAAATTTGTAGTGTCGTTAACTTCAGGGAGGATAGGTCTATGATTATCTTTTGCCATCATCTTATCATTTGTATTAAGAGTAAAAGGGACTTCGGCATATTTCTGAGGATTTTCACACAACCATTCCCATCTGTTCCAACCTGTTCCTCTTAAAGTACATGATGGATTACTTAATCTTGTATCTTCGGGGGATAAAAATTTGTTATCAGAGCAACTTTTAAGATGTTTTAATTCACATTTGGGCATTTCACTTTCTGTACATTTTTTCGCTGTTCTTTTTAATCCTAATAATTCAGAATCAATATCGATAAGAGGAGTCTTATCACATGTAGATACTTGAGATTTATCAAGTCTAATATAAGGAGAATCAAAGAAGCATTCATTACAATTGTTTTTAGGTTGCATAAGCATATAATTACCTACGGATGTAGATTCATTCAAAGATTTATCATAAGCACAGGAATCATAATTTAATCTTGAAAAACTCATTACTTTATTATATTATAAATATATCTTTTTAAAAATGTTACAAAAATTATTTATCACATTTGAATGTGTCTAATTTAGGAGCACGAGGCACACCCGGGTATGGAAACATTTGGCATGATTTCAAGTGAACCTTTTCTTGGCTTATAGGCTTATGTTGAGTGCATTTGTACATCTCGGGTCTCTTAGAACTACTTGGATTGTATTTGAAAGAACTACAATTTGTAGCAGGGAATGTTTGTCCTCGTAGATCATTTTCAATATCTACAAGATTAGATTTGTTATGAGACACAGCAGTACCACCTACTATTCCAAGTTCCATTCTACATTTATTAGTATGCTCATATCTTATAGGATCTAAAGTATACGATAAAGGACTTACACTTTGTTTTAGACTTTGTTTATATGAACAATCATCATAAGTTAATCTATTTGAACTCATTTATTTTAATTATATTAAAATATAAAAAAATTAAGGTGATATACTATAAAGCTATTTTAAATGCATTTCTTTTTCCATACATTACCGTCAAACATATATCCGTTATTTTCTAAATAGTCTTTTTGGGATAATACATCTCGTGTACCTTCACCACCATGGACCCATGATGGAACAATATTTTTAGGATTTTGTATATTTTTTAGCATACATTCTTTCATAGGTTCAAATCTTTCAAATGACTTCTCAGATAACACGTTACAAGTTTCTTTACGTGTAGTGAACAGTCCTTGAGTAATTTTAGCATCAATTTCGGGTTCTAAACCACCTTTATTAATATTTGGACCACCTTGAAATACTCTAGAAAAAAGTTGTTGTCTTCCTTTATCGTTCATTTTAAAATCGTTTCTTACCTCAGAATCATCATCAACTCTGCAAGCATTTGTAAAACCCATACCATCACGAATATTCATACGATTATTAACAGAAAAATCCATAATTTTGTCATAGTTTAATTTACACTCTTTTTCTGTATCTTTATTTGTTTGATACACATTTAACATTCTGTATTGACAAATATCCATATTATGATGATCACGTGATTCAATGTCACATTCATCATCATTTAATCTTGTCTTGTTTTCAAATATGTTTTTCATTATTTATTATTTAATTAGAAATTAATAATAACTTGCAAAATACATGTTCCTATTCCCATTTCCTTCTTTTTGTGTTTTACCTTTTATTCCATATAACCATTCTGCATACCCGTTTTGATCATTAGGAATAGATGTGTTGGGCATTGTATAAAAATTTCTAAACGAGGATTTTCTATCAAAGACATCATCAATATCTCTATGTGTGTCTTTAAAGTATTTATCATTAATGACTTTTTTTATCTTATTTTCATCCACATCACATGCTTCTCTGCGTTCAGGATTATCGGCATATTCGTTCATTAACACATTCATAAATGGATTGTTATCTGTTGGTACACTACAATCAGCATTTTTGTTAATCTTTCCTTTATTATTTACAGATTGATATTGAACATAATGTTCTTGTGTTGATTTATAATATATATATGTTGATAACATAGTTATTACAACTAATCCAAATACTCTAGAATCATTAAATACAGTGTAATGAATTAGAGTAACATAAATTGATAATAATACGTATGCATTCAACTTTTCAATTACATTCATAGAAGATGTTGGAATGAAGTTTTTCATATTTGAAAAACTTATAAACTTTAATATATCTTTGAACCAAATAGTATTCATTATTAAAAAAATAGGAGATTTTTTATATACTTATTTATTTAAATCTGTATTTTTCATCATATTCATCATATTATTCATCATATCATTGTTTTGCATATTTCCCATCATAGCAAAAGCTTCAGTCATGAGTTCTTCTTGTTTGAGTTCTCCACTTTGCATTTTCTCAGACATTACACTACTAACTTGTTGAATGATACTACCCATAGCATTATTTTCTCCAGAGAACAAATCATTCATGTTACTAATATTATCGGTATTGAGTGTCGACATGTCAATTTGAGTTGAAATTTCTTGAGCTAACTTACCAATTTTTGTATCATTAATCATACCCATATTAAATGGAGCATCAATAGGTTCACTTCCTTCTTCGATGCGATTATCCGCTACATAACTCATCAACATTCTGTAGTCATCATCAAATACTTCATCTACGATATCTTGAGTAGAATAACCACCATTTAAAATTTTCAAAATAGAAACAAGGATGGCTTTGTAACTACTCTTCATTTTAGAATCATCACCACAGTTATTAGTATCTGTATAGAGTTTTGATAGCAAATAAAAAATGTATAAATAATATACTTTAATATCGCCATTAATTTCTCCCGCTTTTAATTCCTTTAATATCTCAATGTTGTCAATATCTTCATTGTCTTTGATATTACCTTTATTGAAAAGTTCTTTAATTTTATCATCGGATACTACCATAATAAAATCATTAATATATTCATCTGTATTTTTATCGAAGCATAAATAATTTTTCTTAAGAATACTCTTTACATCTTCATTCTGTTTTTTAATTTCTTTAATGAATGACTTCGTAAATTTATTAAATACATAAATAATCTGATTCTCTAGTGAAACCATTGCTTATTTATTTTGTAAAAAATATAGGTAGATATCTTTAAATACTATTTATTTTCTTTTTTAGAGTAAAAAACAATGTAAAATAATCCCAGATGATTTTCTTGTTATCTTCATTAAGTGTCTTCCAATACGTTTTAAGTTTTTTCACTAATTCATCAGTAAAATTAGATTCATCTTGAACTACACTATTATAGTCATGATTCAAAAAAAACCTTTCATCTCTAATCATTACATATTGTTCAAAATCAGAACTATATCTTTGAAATAGGTCATATGGTTTTTTAGTATCTGCTAACTTAACTAGATTGAAGCTATTTTTTAGCATTTTAAAATCTTTATCATCAGGATACAAAAGAATTAAATCTTTTACAAACTCTTCAAATTTTGTATTAAAACAATCGAACCACTTATTTTGAGACATCTTATATTAACTTTAAATAGCATTCTTTTTTTTAAATCTTTTTACGTATTTGGTTGTATGGCTGGATTTTGATTTTTGAATATATTTTTAATATCCTTATCTCTTTCTTCCATGTATAAATCATAATTGATAATTTTACTTGTTTCGTCAGATACATTTTCATTATTAGTTATCAATTGATCTCCTCTATCTAAAAATACATATCCATGGTCTAACTGTTTGTCTTCCATGAATGAATATCTATCGGATAAACCAATCATTTCGTTAATCATGAATGGTTCTATCGTTTTTTCATTTGATTTAATAAAGTCGAATAGTTCTTCATCATGAATAATTTTACGTTCATTTTGAATCAACAATAATGGAACTCTATCTATAAAATCGGGTATTTTACCACTCATATTTTTTATATTCACGACTTGTATTTCAACTTTCATATTTTCCATATTATTCATCATTTTTAATAGTTCTATACAATGTGAACATTTGTTTGAAATAAAGAGTATACAAGACATTTTTCATTTAATTTTTACTTTTCACATTATTTTTAAATAAAAAAATTGATTTAACTATATATATTTTATTATATCATATAAAATGTTTTCAAACTACTCGAAAGATAACAATGTTTCTCAGTTCAAAATTACAAACATCGATCTTTCAATAGTCAACTCTATTAGAAGAACTATACTTACCAATATTAAAAATGTTGCATTCCTTTTCAACGTTAAAGAAAAAAATCCCGAAACATCTGGTATTCATATAGTTGAAAATGATAGTCCTCTTCATAATGAATTTCTTGCACATAGATTAAGTATGGTCCCTATTAATCTAACTAGTGAACAAATAGCAAACTGGAATCCAGAAGATTATGAATTTGAAATTAAAGTAGAAAATAATACAAAGTCTTTTAAAGATGTCACATCAAAAGATATTATTGTTACATACAAAGGAAAAGAAGATTCAAAATTAAGAGAACAAATGTTTCCTTCCAATAAGTTCACTAAAGAATATATAATTATCACAAAACTCCCACCTACAACACAAACCACAAAACTATATTGTAAGTTGAAAGCATTTATTGGAACAGCGGAAGATTCTGCATGTTGGGCTACTACCAGTTTATGCACATTCTATAATGATATCGATGAAGATACAAATAAAAAAAATATGGCACAATTTATCGAACAAAATCCTAAACTTAATCCCAAACAAGCCGAAGTACGTTATAATACTTTAGATTATCAACGCGCATTTCATAAAAATGAGTATAATGAACCTGATCAATTCATATTCAAAATTGAACCAGAATGTATTTTATCTACTAAAGAAATTTTTCAACAATCACTTGAATATCTTATTGACAAAATCGATAATTTAATTGATTTTAAAGAAACTAAAATCACTGTTTCCAATGAAAAAGATTTCTATAAAATTATCTTAAATGATGAAACACATACGATTGGTAACCTTTTACAATCAATATTGTATAACATTCATGTTAGAGAAAAAAAAAGCAAACAGATTTCTTTTATAGGATACTTTGTTCCACACCCACTTGAAAAACGTGTATTCATGAAAATTGTTTCATCATTAGAAGATGTTTCTTTTAAACAGGAACTTATCGAATCATTCAAAAACATAAAAGATATTCTAAAGAATGTTCTTAATGAGTGGTTAGTATTTTCAAAAGATTTCTCATAAATAATATTTATTAAAAATAATATGAATACTGACAAGTTAGATATTGTAGACATATTTGATAATGATGACAATAATGATAAAGGTTCAAATGATGATAATGATGATAATGATATCATGATAGAAGCCGAATACATGAACAAAGAAGAAATTATACAAGACACATATATTGTTGATCGTAATGATATGATCATTAAAGAATTTCACGATATACCTTTTCTAAATACTGATGCTAGTATACTTAAATTTACGGAAGAACAAGCACATAATGAAATATTCAATCTTACTGAAAGTTTTAACTTTAAAAGAATTTTCAAAGAAATCACCGACATAGAAAATAACTCATTAAAAGACAAGTCAATTATTGATACTTTTTTACGATCAAAATGGTTTTACCCTATTGCAAAATTCAAAAAAAATAGATTGGATTATGATTTTGAAAATATTGAAAACATAGAAACAGATAATTATAAGCAAACGTCGTTACTAAATTTCCTAAAAAAGCTCAAAGAATTTAAATATTCACCCGTTTATAGCACTGATAAGCAAAACTACAAACTACCAGAAGATATGCATGTTTTATGGGAACATAGTATTAATGATGATACTAAGGTAGATAATTATATAAATCCTGAAGAGAAAAAGTTCTCTAAAAGCTTAATTTGGGATGAAGAAGATTTAAAAGCATATATTGAAAATTTATGGCATAATTATGATGATGATGATATTAGTGTGAATGATGATAATTTTTTAGAGTCAAAGAGAATTTTAGAATATAAACGAATGCTTAAGAATGAAAATATGTGCTTAACTGGTATGTTTATCAATAATAACTCTAAACATTACTATCATTTATTCGATATTGACGAATACTTTTCAAAATTGGAAAATATTGTATCATTTCCCGTTGATGCAAGTTTAAATAGCAACAATACTGTTAAAAATGTACAAATAATAGCTAAGAAAAATAATGTATTAACTTTCAAAAATGCTGATAACATAGAAGAATTATATGATTTAACAAATCCTCCCACAAATAAGTTATTATACCTCAAAGATGGTGGTTATTCATATGTGTACTCAAAAAAAGATTTTTATGATGAAAATATAATTTTTCTTACAAATAAATATAATTTTCTTGAAATAGCTCATATTATTATACCCGATATTTATGATTTTTTAACAATAAACAAATCTACTGATTACACCACAATTAATAAAAAACTCAATTATTTTCATAATACATCTATCGAAAAGCTTCACGAATATTCATTTGCAGTATTCAAAAACTCATACAAATATAAACCAGAAAAAAGACAATCAACACAAATAGATGTAAAAGACTATAAGAGTTCTTTTGAATCACCATATGATATCTTAAACAAAAAAGAATTCGCTAAAACAAACCTAATCACAGATAAGAAGTTTGATGATAAGATCCTCACGAAAATGGATTCCAACATGAGAAGATTTAACACACTAGATTCTTTCAAAGATAAAGGATTCGATATTATATATCATTTACATGTTTTAAAATTCATTAAATATATTGTTTCTCTTAAACCAATGGAAAATATCAATGATCATTCAGAATCCTTTAAATTGAAAGACATTTATGATATTGATAAAATAAAAGAAATGAAAAAGAAATATTCAACAAATGGTAAAACAAATTTCGATGACTACAATAAAACTATTAATAAATGTGATGAAATAAAATCAGAAATTCTTAAGAATTTCAAAGAAAGAATTTCTTTTATGAATAGTAAACATCATGTTCCATATAAATCTATACAATCACAAGGGAACGCAACCAAAAAAATTAAAGATTCTACATATGAAGATGTCGTTCTAAATGTAGATTTCTCTATGTATGAAACTCCCACAGAATTTGAACAACCTCAAATAAATACCAAAAATAATGATCATGATGCAAAAATTATACTGTCTATTGGAATGAAAGTAAATGATTCACAATTAGAAGCATTATTAACTTATTATAGGAAAAATATAAATGTTCTCGAAAGTCAACAAGATAAATCATTGCCTGATAAAAGTAAAATGATCATATTATTTACATGGGTTTTAATTTTCACACAAATTATTGATAAAAGTTTTATAAAAAAAGAATTGATTGATAATTGTGTACAAAAATATAGTATTGGTGGATACCCAATAAACGATTTAGAACAAACAGATAGTACTGAAATTTTCAAAAATAACAAAGATAAGTCATTAATTGGATATCTAACTTCTGTGTTTATGTACAAGAATAATGTCTCTGATATTCCATATCAAAAAGTCATGTTCGAAATAATAAAAAGAGTAAGAGATGTATTCAAACTATTTCCATATTTGAAGAATAAACTTAAAGATGTTCATGAATTTAAAAATTCAAAGTACAAACAGTTTGAAATAACTAAATCTTACGTAAAGATGTTCAAACCATTCAATCAAAGCTTAACTGATATCGACTTGAGTAAAACAAAAATAGATAGATTCACTAAGTTCAAAGATAATATATTTAATGTTACAAAAGCTATTAAATTCAAAAAACCCATAGAGTCTATAACTATTTATAAACCTGAAGATATAGTGCATGCAAAATCAAAAGCTAATATCAAGGATTTCAATAAAAAAGAAATAACTTTAGATGATTTCATAAAAGAAAATGATTGGATTGATCCTGATACAATTCAGGCTATTATATATAATGATAAAAATGAATATGCGTTATCTGAACATATCGAAAAACTTTTCTCCACATATATGGAAATTAATAATAATTCACAACTTCGTAAACATTATGAAGATGCTATTACAAATGAACAGGATATAAATTTGTTATTACAACAAAATTTCAATGTATATTTTAGCGATGTATCAAACATCACCGTGACAAATAAAAACATTTCCTATTTGTTCAAGTTTTCCAAACGGCTTCGTGAATCATCAATATTTAATGATACTTTTGAAAGTTCATTACGAAAAAATATCATTACGAGAATAGATATCTTAAAAAAAATCACTGAAAGTGATAAACGTAAAAAGCAAACATTTGTTGCTATTCTTCTTTCATCTTTGTTGAACATAATAAACGAAAATTTTGATAAAGATGAAAATGGAAACTATATATATCAAGATATTAACATTTTTAATAGTTTTATTGATGACTCATTCAATCATAAAATAAAACAAATAGAACTAATAAATAAAGACGAACTGAGAAGAAAATATAATCTATTAAGAAGTGAAGAACGTGCTAAAGAGAGATCAACAATTGATGAAATGTCTGATGAAAATATTGACTTATACTTTGCATATAAAAAAATAGGTTTAGAATCATCCACGATAAAAAACATAGACCAATCAAAAGGTGCTACTGATGATCAAGATGTTGATTATGGTGATGGCGACGGTGATTTTCAAATATTAAATGATGACATTTCATTATAAATTTCATTAAGATCTACATATTCGTTTGTCAATCGTTCATCTTTTGTAGCAATCCACATATCTTCAAGTTTGTTATACTTTAAATATGCATCATTGTTATATGAATTCATATTATCAAATAACATTTCATATTCTGTCAAAATACCGATAATTTTTATATTTGAAATGATGTATTTTTCATCATTTTCATTCATTTTTAGATGAATAATTTTTCCGTGATTTCTACCATTTCTATATATATATAATTCATAAGCATTCTCTTCGAACTCTTCAAATTTTACAATATTCAGTTTAGAACCCTTTTTCTTTAATGCTTTTAAATCATTCAACCAATTTTCAATAATAGTTTTTGTTTTAACAGTATCAACGTCTTTTTCTCTATTTTTCATTATTTCGAATTGTTTTCCAGATAATACTGCTTTAAATTTTGCATTTGTAAATTCACTCGTTGAAACATTTTGATTATCGTCCGTGAATTGATTTTCTTCTATAAACTTATTTTTATTGCACAGATTTTTAAATGTTTCTTTTACTTTGTAATTATCTTTTATAACATACATGATAAACCATAATGCTATAATAGCAAACAAAATTGTTGTCAGCATTTAAATTATTATAATTTATTTTTCAATTCATCTAAAATTACCAATTCAAAATCTTTATTACTCAAAAATGAAAATTGTACAAATCCAATTATTAATAATTGAATGAAGATAACTATTATAGAACTAACTGCATTTGAAATTAATATTTTCAACACTTTTTTTTTATTCACATGAGATAACAGTCCTGTCATGATTATAGACGTTGTAATAAATAATGCATTCAATACATATAATGTTTTCCACCATCTATTGTTAATAGCTTTTTTATCTTCAATATATGCTTCATTATCTAATAACTGTCTCACATGTATAGTTTTATTGTAGAACAATGTTTTAAGATTATTTTCTATTACAGTTCCAAATAATACTGATAATGTCAGAAATAAGAAAGTAACATGAATAACAATATTATATATACTGAAAATCATTTATTAATATAAATTAAGATGATTATAATTTCAATTTTACATGAAATAATTATGGGTTTATGTGAATCATTGTTAGTATTTTATCTGTTCATATCTAAATTTGATATTCTTATAATACAAAACAATTTGAATAATTTCTTTAAGTTTGTTGATGACCATATTACTCAAATAAGAGCCCTAATAACAAAAGATGATATTGATGCATTAAAAACAAATATTATTACTAATAATACTTATCATGAAAATCAAAATATATGGAATGATACACTGAATAGGATAATAATATTAGTGTTGGCTTTAATTTTAATAACTCATTTATTTATTTTATTTATTAGCATATTTCTTAAAATTAACCCATTAAAATTTATGTTGTTCAATATATTTTTAAGCATCATCAATTCTTGTGTAGAAATAGCATTTGTATACATGATAACAAAATATCAATTTTTATAAGATTTAAATAGTAGTATAGATAAGAATATTAAAATAACCAATATATATATAGTATTATTGTTTTTATTATCGAGTATATGTTGTTGTCCATTAAAGTTCTTCTTTATAAATTGGTATGAACTTTCGATAGCTTTCTCCATATTTATTATTCCCTTCTTATTAACTGTACTTACTATGTGTATGTTTTTTAACTTTCCTGTATATGGTATTACTCCATGTTTTTGTCTCACAAAACCTGTGTCTTTTGATTCATATTGTTCTTTAGTTTTCTTGAGACCATTGTAAAAGGTTATACGTGTGCTGATAGGAATATTTAATTGATGTTTAATTTCTTCTTCTATTTCAACAAGAGTGCATTGGTGCACTCTTTTCTTCAATCTTGAACTAAATTTGTTTTGATCTATTATAGTGCATGACCAAACTGTTTTTACGGATGGATCTTTTGTAAAAGTTTTCAAATATTTTGACATCGGAAGAATTATGATATTCCAATCACCAATACAACTCCAACACCATTCATTTTTATATTCTACATCTTGGTCAAAATGTAATTGAAAACCTATAGAGTGATATGATGACTCAACCGCCCATTTCATAAAATCCTGATAGGGAAGCCAGTTATTTTGTATATCTGTAGAACTCTTTTCTAGAATATTTTTTAAAGCAATTGGTGGTAATGCTAGAATTACTTCATCACTATGTATGACATCATTGATATGAAATCCATTCTTTGTACTGTTTATCTTTTTAATTTCGGTATTTAAACTAAGAACAATATTATCTGACTTATTAAAATATTGTTTTGCAGCATTTAACCATAGTTCTGGTTCAGACATTTGAATGATATCTGGTGGATATTCGGTCATGATGTCAAACATATCTTGCATCATTACTTTATCAGGTGTTGATGCGGCTGCAACAGATAAAATATACATGGTCTTTTTACCTACATCGCTAATATGATCGCAGAATTCATCTACTGTTTGGTTATTTTCAATAAACCTAGACATAATCAATCCAGAAACTATTTTTATTATATCACTGAACTCTAAACTACCTATAACATTTTTATCAAAATAAACAGAACGGAGAGAACTTTTATATTTGTATGTATTCTTAAATTCATTCTTTACTTTCAAATATTTACATAATTGCATAAACTTTTTGTAATTGGAAGTCATTATATGTGGGGAATGTTCAGTATAATACTTGTCATTCTGCCATTCTACTCGCCAGCATCCGCCAAGTGTATTTTCTCGCTCTGTAAGTAAAATTTTTTTACCAGTTTTTTCCAACATTAACGCAAGTGCTATACCACTGGGACCACCACCTACTATTGTTATGTCGTAATGATTCATTATAAGAGTAAATATTATTATTTTAATAAGAGAATTTATTATCTTAAATTATTATAGAATGACGAAAGAAAAACATGATGATGAAGATGAAAATAATTCATTAACAGAATATACACCTAAATTACAAGTATGTAAGTCATCAATTATGGATTTTGATAATAATTGGACAGATAAAAATGAAAAATTATTGATGAGATGGGCTGAAAAAGCTGCTGGATATAGATGGTTACATAACATGGCGCGTATTAATTTCAAAAAAACACATGATTATTTAAGTTATCCTACAATTATACTTAGTTCAATAACTGGTGTAGGTGGTTTTGCTGTATTAAATCCTAGTAGTTCAAATAATATTTCAGAATCTAGTAAAAAAAATATATTATTGATACAATATATTTTTGCATTTATGAATGTTATAAGTGGAATTATTACTTCTATTTCTAAATTTAATAATAGTTTGCAATTATCTGAAGCACATTCTACAATGTGTATTCAATATTCTAAATTTTATAGAAATATTGATATGGAATTATCTTTAGAAAAAGCTAATCGTGTAAATGCCATTAAATTTGTAGCTAAATGTAGACAAGAATATGATAGACTACTTTCAGAAGCACCAGATATACCATATCGTTGTATATTGGCGTTTAATAAAAGTTTTCAAGAAAAAGAAATTAAGCCAGATGTATGCAACGGATTAAATTTCATGAATAATATACATTCTAATACAGGACAAAACTTTGATGATAAAATAATTTATGGTATTAACAAATGGTTTTTAAAATCAAAAAAACCTTCATCAAATGATAACAATATCTAGACTTATATTTAACATATACCACACATATCTCTTTCAAAATTAGTAGTATAAAATATCTGCTTTATACCAATATTTTTAATACATTTCATACAAGAGGGGCAAGGTTTTGAATATTTCAAAGGATAATCCATGGATTCTTGTCCAATTCTAACAACGATTAACTTACTATTTTTCAATTCTGTTTTCGTAAGTATTTTTTTGGCTTTATTGATAGCATCAACTTCGGCATGAATACTAAAACCACATGTATCTACAGTGGTATTAGTTCCTGTTGCAATATTTTTATTTTTATATATAATAATACAACCGTGTCTTTGAAGCATTGTGGATTTTTTAGCTGCTTCCGTGGCATCATCTACAAATGATTTCAAGTTGTTCTTAATATATCTTGATTTGTTATAGTCAATCCCTTTGTAATCTGATCTTTTCCAAGAGTCGTCTATACACGAAGACCACTTTGAATCGCTCCGATTATCTCCTGCGTTTTTCATAATTTTTGTTTAACACAATTATTTATAAATCACAATTAATTTAATCAAAACAATTATATACAAATCAATCATTTTTTTGTATTCAATTTAGAATTCTATTAAATTGAATAATCTAAATGTTATGATGAATAATATTAGTTTGATAGCAAATGTATATGAATAAAGAGAATATGGGATCATGTTATCAATCATCTCATTTATATATACAGAATTTGTAATAACGTATAATAAGGAGATTATTAACGTTTGTTTGAGATCTACTTTATTAAATTTCAAAAGCTTTTCAAGTATTCCAACTTCTTCCTTATTTTCATGTGCTTCCACATTTTGCTGACTATTTTTGACTATGTTATCTGTTAATTGAATCGTTGATTGAATGGTTGGTTTAACATTGTTTTCGGTTGTATCTTTTTTCATGCTTGACAATTCTGATTTTAAAATTTCGAGTTGATTATGTAGTTCACCTTGAACATCATCATCTTTTTTTGTTTCAGTTTCTGGTTCATTTATTTCACTAGGTTCTTCAATTTCATCAGTTTCATCAATTAAAATATCCTCTATTTTTGTGGATTTCATTTAAACTTATAACATACTAAATTTTATTTTAATTAGACGAGCACGGCATAGCCTTTGGAGTATACTTGTAACATTTGTCATCTATTTTATAAACTTTCTTAGAAACTTCTTTTATGCTTGGACCTTTAATTATTATACATTCATTTCCTTTACATACTTGTCTAAATAAAGAAGCCAAACCTAAACCTAATATAATTGATATTATAATGGACACAGATTCATTTTCCAATAGTTTATTTAACATTGTTTATTATATTATTCGCAGATTTTTTATTAGTGACGAAATCTTCTATTATAGGCTGAGGTTCTATTTTCGACTCATCATTTGGACATTCAGTTTCATTACTATGATATTTATAACAAGATTCAGATTTATCTTGATAAACTAAATCTTGATTATCAGGTGATGGAAATTTATAAACGAGATTCTTTTTAGGTGTTATAGTATAAACAAAAAATATACCTACACAAAATGAAATAATGAAATACGTTAAGTTCAATTTCTCAAACATTTTTACTAAAAAGTAATATTTTAATTAGGGAATAAAATTTTACATAACTCCTCTTTTGATTTGGCTTGATATGATGATGGTAATTTTGCTTTAAGTTTAGGATTTTTAACCATTATATCTATTAATTCTTTCTTTGATATAGCTTTATTTTTTTTACTAGGGTGTGCTGCGCATTCTTTGAGAGTTGTAAAGAGGAATAATTTTAAATCATCCTCATTTAACTCTTCTGTATTTTCATCTTTGAGTTTCTTTTTCATTTCAGATTTAAGTTTTGATTTCTTCTGCATTATTTTTTTCTCCATTTTCTGTTCTTTTGTATTATTTTCAACTTGAGATTCTAATGTTTCATAATTCGATACTAAATTGTGAAATATATGAGCTTTTTCTCTAATGAATAATTTTTTTAATTTAGATTCTCTTTCTTTTATTATATTTATCTTATCAGTTATAGTTTCTATTTTAACATTGCTTTCATCATCAGTTACATAATCTAAAACCATTGCACGTAAAGTCTTTCTCTCATTCAATATCTTGGATTTATTAGATTGTATTAGATAATCTATCAATTTGTATTTAGGCTTGTTTAAATCATAAATAATTTCATTATTTCTTTTCATTATAAATTTTGCAGGTGTTTCTTGAAATGAAATATTTAGTTTTTCTTTACTCTTTTCTGTTGTATTTATATAATTAGTTAATTCTGTAATGTAACCTTCATATTTGTTAAGAAATTCTTCAACCATTTTATTATATAGAGTTATTTATTTAATCAAATATCAAATCTATCATACAAAAGAAGTAAAATATCATTAAAGATAACACTACTGATAATACACCTACGGAATATATTGTGTCTTTTTTCTGTGAAATACCAAAAAACTTTAATGAACCATCTTTTTCAAAAGCTAACTTGGGTTTGGTTATAAATAGCAATATCATGCTCATAATGAAAACAATTATACTGTAACTCACTCTTGAATTAAACAACATTTTATTTATAATAGATTTTTATTATGTTATATTAAATGTTTAGTATCATTGTTTTACTCATCATCATATTATCATTGATTTTCATACTAAAAGAATTATACACATTGAAAGTAATTGAACCACTTACTATCAACGACATAATATTGTCTTTATTTGAAAACATTTCCAAATCTATCATAAATGGAAATACTATAGCAGTCACATATAAAAAAGACAATCTGTGTATATTTATTATCAATAGATCAAAAAGTGAGAATAATAAATACATTATAGGATATTACAATGATGAAGATTTGAATTATCTTAAACGTATTAAAAAAGCTTATAATTTAAAAGGTATCAATAGAAAACTTGAAAAAGAAAGTGATATGTTGTATTGTACATATATATTTATGAAAGTAAACAAAGATGATACAATTTTTACAAAAATGTCATCCAAGTATCCATTGTTGGTATTTAATAATAATATGAAAGATAAACTAAACTATTTTTTACCATTATCTAATACTAAAAAAATATTGGATTCGAATACCAAAGAAATTATAGACATTATCGAAATACCTAATCTTGTTATTAATCCTAAAAATACTTTAATAGACACACATCTAACAACTATTTTAAATTTACATTATGGAAAAAAAGTTCAATACACGAGATTAAATTTTCAACAAAATACTGATATAAACACATTAAAACCCAAAAATGAGTATGAATGCAAAGATAGCATGGATGAAAAAGCATTACAATATAAGACTAAAGAAGCATGTGAATCAGACTATGATGTATTTGGAAATCTTAAAGAAATAAAGCATAAATGGGTAAAACTTTGTAGGTCTGATACAGATTGTGAGTATTATAAAAAGTCAAAAAACAAACTACGTGGTACATGTATGAATGGAGTGTGTGAAAAACCATTACAATTGGATGGTTTGAATTTATTTTATGGAAATGATGAAAATGATCATGCATACGAAAATGATGTGTATGATCGTGTAGGTAAAAAATTAACACCTATATTAAATATATAATGGAAAACGATAATAATGTTAAGATTGAACTAATTATAAAAAAACTTAATTCAATAGATAAAAAGATAGATACACTTGTTAACGATATAAATGAAGATGTAAAACCAAAATGTAATAAAATGAGTTCTCATATAGATTTCATTGAAAAAGTATACAGTGTAGTTAAAAGTCCATTAGGATTTATGTGTGAAAGAATAAGTTTTCTTTCAAAAAACAAGACATATGAATTAGATAATAGAAATAATTCAGAAAATGATTAAGAATTATAATTAATAGATTTATCATAAGTCACATGTAACATCTGTTTGAATGGAACATATGAATTGTTACAATAACTTTGGGATAATGAACTCATTACTTTATCTATCATTAACATACAATACGATTTATTACGAATTTCCATTAAATGTTTACAACATAAACCTTGTTTTATTTTTCTTAGTCTGAAATCTGGACATGTGCATGTGTTTTTTTTAATATTTATTAAATATTTCTTCTTTTTGTTTTTCATTTTTGAAAGAATCAGTTCGTTATTTCTTGATACATACACAATTACTGTTGTTGTGTCTTTTGAACATGAGTCAATCACAATGACATTTTCATTTCGTTTAGATGCCTCTTTGATTTCATCTTTCATGAGTCTATTTTTTTCATCTTCAATTATATTATTCGTTATGCTACGAAAGCAACTTGAAAGTAAATCGATCGGATGTGTAGTGAACGAATCAATCATGATATCACATACTACAATCAATTTGTCAATAGTCACATTGGGTT